CTCCACAGGAGATAAAGAAGCTAAACGATTACATCATCGCTGGAAATCAAGGATGGCAGTACCCAGCTCTCAACGGTTTCTACTTCCGATTCAACAATGTGGATATTCGAGACGATATGCAACAGGGGTTATCCCTAAAAGCAATCGAAGGTCACATGGGAATGAGTATAGAGGAAACAGAGGTTGACTTCAATCTCGACAGACCTCTCACACAGGAAGAACTTGAATCCACAATCTTCTATTGTAAGCACGATGTTGACGCTACAGAGAAGCTCACAGAGCTTCGTAAGGATTACCTCAAGAACAAGATAAATCTCGGTAGAATGGCTGGTCTTCCAGAAGTAAAGGCAATGGGAATGACAAACGCAAAGCTGACAGCGGCAATGCTGAAAGCAAGGGCAAGCCCACACGATGATGAAAGAAAGTATGTGTACCCCGATAATCTTCTAAAAGAATGGATTCCTCAAGAGGTATTTGATTTCTTCGACAGAATGTATGACTCGGAGGTGCCCGATGATGAATATTTCAAATCTAAACTTGAGATTGCCATAGGGGAATGTCCTGTAACAATAGGGTTCGGTGGTATTCATGGGGCAATTCCTAACTACTTTTGGGAACAGGACGAAAGCCGCAGAATCAGAAACAAAGATGTGGGGAGCTACTACCCCCACTTATGTACCATCAATGGTTACACCAGTAGAAACATTCCATCGCCACAGATATATGAAAATGTTCTGAACAGTCGTATGGAAGCGAAAGCCGCTGGTGACACCGCTACAGCAAACGCATTGAAGCTGGTATGCAATACAACCTATGGTTGTCTACTGAATCAGTACAACGACCTCTACGACCCTCTCATGGGGCGGTCAGTGTGTATCAGCGGTCAGCTCTACTTGTTAGAGCTTGCGAGAAACTGCTACTCAAACATCGAAGGATTGAAAATCGTGCAGCTCAACACAGACGGTATCATGGTCGAATGTGACGAAGCCGACCTCACTCGACTGGACGAGATTTGCGATGAATGGCAGAAACGGACAGGCTTTGACCTTGAGACTGATTCAGTAATTAAAATCGCACAGAAAGATGTAAACAATTATGTGGAAGTTCAAGAGGGAGGAAGAGCCAAAGCAAAGGGTGGCTATCTCGTAAAGGGTATCGCTCCTGCTGGTGCATTTAATATCAACAATTCATGTTGTATTGTTGCTACTGCTCTGAAAGAGTATTTCGTGAACGGCACACCTGTTGAGGAAACCATAAACGGTTGTACAGACATCTTCCAATTTCAGATTATTGCCAAGGCTGGCATGAAGTACAAAGAAGCCTACCATGTTGTCGGAGATAAGAAAGAACCAGTGCAGAAAGTAAATCGTGTTTATGCTACCGCAGACCAGCGGTACGGAAAACTGTTCAAGGTGAAAGCTGAGGACGATTCCGCAGCAAAAATCGAAAGTCTCCCGGAGCACTGTATCATCGACAACGACAATCAATTAAGCATTTCCGATGTGGATAAGACCTTCTACATCGAAATGGCAAATAAACGAATAAACGATTTCAAAGGCATCAAGCCGGAGAAGAAAACAAGGAGGAAAAAAGAAATGGCAACAACACCAAAAACAGAAACACTCAATGTGTATCAGAAACTCATTATGGCACGAGGACAGTTCCTTGAATCGGATGCTAAGAAGACAGGTAAGAATATGCACCTCTCATTCAAGTATTTCGAGCTTGACGATATTGTACCTACTGCAACAAAAATCTTTGTAGAGTTAGGTCTTATCGCAGTCGTGAACTTCACCAGCGATGTTGCAACAATGAACATTATCAACACCGAGAATCCGGAAGAAGTGATTCCGTTCATCGCACCTTTTAATCAGATTGAGCCTATCGTCAGCAACACCGGAAAACAGGCTACAAACGAAATGCAAGCTCTCGGTTCTTCTATTACTTACATGAGACGCTACCTGTATATGTTGGCTCTCGACATCTGCGAAAGCGATTCCATTGACGCAAATATCGGCAAGGGTGAATTCGCTCCTGCTACTCCTTCTGCCCCACAGACAGAGAAGAAAGCACCAGCAACACCCGAACAGAGACAGGAAGTAAAGAAAGAGCTGACCGCTAAAGAGGGAAATGCTACCGCATTGCAGATTAAAGGTCTCAAGAATGTGCTGAAAAAGCTCAAGGATGCTGACCCTTCCAAAGAGGAGCTTATCGCAAAGATCGCTGTTGAAACAGAAGGATTTACTGTTATCACGAAATCTGATTGCGAATCTATCATTCAGAAGATTTCCGCAATGTTGGAAGAAGGAGGAAATGAATAATGGGACTAGCTGATAGTTTTGGGAAAGAAGATAGAGTTGATGTGACTTTTACTAACTTCTATAACTTAGTAAAAGGAAACACAACAGCAGATATACTGGTCAATGCGGTAAAAGCAGATGTACCTCATAAGTATATCAGAGCAATGCTTACTGGTGAAAAAGAAACCGAGGAGGAAATGAATAATGAAATGGCTTGATAGCAAACAAATTCAGATTGACCCACCTAAGAGAACCAAAAAGGTTACCGGCACACGATTTGCAACAATTCTTGGCTTAAACCCTTGGTCTACACCTTTTGAGATGTGGTGTGCTATCACAAAGACCTACGAAGTACCTTTTGAGGACACAATCTACACCATCGCTGGTAAGACAATCGAGCCTTTACAGGCGGCATACATGAAGAAATCCTACGGTATGGAAATTACTTCCCCTTCTGATATTTGGGGCAAAGATTACTTCAACAAAACCTATGGAGATTTCTTCAAGGAGAACAAGCACCTCGGAGGAATGTGGGATTATCTTGGACTTGATGAAGACGGAAAAGTTGAATCGGTTCTTGAAATGAAGACCACAAAGCGAGCCGAGGATTGGGAGAACGATGTACCAGAGTATTACGCTTTACAGGCGGCTCTCTACGCTTACCTGTTGGGTGTAGACGATGTTATCATGGTTGCTTCATTCCTTGAGGAAAAGGATTATGAAGACCCTTCAAAGTACAAGCCATGTGCTGCAAACACCATTACTGTTGAGTTTAAGGTTTCAGAGAGATACCCTAACTTTGCAGAGATGGTGGCACAGGTCGAACAGTGGTGGAAAGACTATGTTGACACAGGCGTTTCTCCGGTCTACGATGAAAAGAAGGACGCAGAGATTTTGAAAGCCCTTCGTACAAACACTCTCTCCCCGGAGGCAGATGTTGAATCTCTCATTGCCGAAGCCGAAGGTCTCAAGAGTGAGATTGACGCTGTATCTGCTACCGTAGCTGACAAGGAAAAGAGACTGAAAAAGCTCAATGACCTTCTGAAAGAACACGCTATGAAGCAGTTCCGTGACGGTGATAAGAAGGTTGACATTAAGGGAGCTAAATACGCATGGTCTCTCGCTCGTACCACGAAGGAAGTAACAAAAGTAAATGAAGAAGCTCTCAAGACTGACGGACTGTTTGAGAAATACAGCTCCACCAGCGAGGAAACCTCTTACAGAATGACTGTAAGTGCTATCAAATCAAAATAATGGAGGATTTTAACAATGGCAAGAATACCTATGACAAGCGGATTTATGGTTATCCCGGAGGGAACTTATGTGTTCCGCATTTATGACGCAAGCTATGACGCAGAGTTCGGCAAGATTATTGTCAAGCTCGTGAACGCACAGGGGGTTACCCACACAGAGCGTTTCAGTATCAAGGACCAAAACGATGAAATCAACGAAAAAGCTCTTAATGCTTTCTCGTATTTTGCAAAAACAGCGATGAACGATTTCACGCTGGAAGATGTTGACCCTGCTGATCTTATCAATCATTACATTCGTGCAGAGGTTGTTCATACCGTACTGCCTAACCGTAACGACCCTACGAAGACGGTCACCTTCGTAAATCTCGGTAACAAGTCTCCTGCAGACGGTTTCGACACTGAACCTGTAGCTCGTGCCTTGAACATAACTGGTAGCGAAGGTGGCACTGCTCCACAGCAGAAATCACAAGCACAGTCGGTACAGACACAAGCTCCTGTGGCAGAACCGAAGAAGGGTCTCGACCTTGACTCCCTATTAGGCTAACTTCAAACAAACACCGTGGCAGACGAATAAAAGTACCTTATGAGTGAATGTGGAATTTGCGGTGGCTCGGAATAAAGCTGGGAATACGAGCAATTTTTAGGAGAAATTATGGAAGATAAAGTAAATCACCCTTCTCATTATGAGAACGGGAATTACGAGTGCATTGATGTAATGATTGAAACACAAGGAATAGAAACTGTAAAACATTTTTGTCAATGCAATGCTTTCAAATACCTATATCGTGCGAAGCGTAAAAACGGTATCGAAGATTATAAGAAAGCTGTTTGGTATATGAACAAATATATAGAGTTGGAGGATAAATCTAATGCCAATGAACATAGGCTCTAATGCAGAAGAACAGAAACGAATTGACACTCTCACTGAGTTCATGGGTGAACATATCTCTCCCGATATTGTATGGGAGCTGAAACAGCGAGGATTCTTCATCGCACCTGCTTCTATCAATCATCATGGACAGTATGAAGGCGCGTTGTTTGACCATTCCTATGAGGTTGCGAAAACTCTCGTGAATCTGACCGAAAACCTGTGTCTCAAATGGGAAAACGAGCGAAGTCCTTACATCGTAGGAATGTTCCACGATTTGTGCAAGATGGATAACTACATTAAGACAGACAGCGAGGAATGGCTGTACAACAATGCTACACTTCTTCCTGGTCATGGAGAGAAATCTGTTATCATCGCTCTTACTCTGTTGGGAAACCTCACAGACGAGGAAATGTACTCTATTCGATGGCACATGGGAGCATTTGACAACAAGGATAACTGGAACAGCTATGGGCGAGCTTGTACTCAATATCCGAATGTACTTTACACTCACACCGCTGATATGATAGCGGCTCGTATTGTAGGAATTTAAGAAGGAGGTTCATCATGTATAAATTAAAAAACGAAAATGGTCGTGTAAACAGTTTGCTTCGTACTGGCAATGATTTTGTCAGAAATAAGCTCTCTGTTTCAGCGGCACAGCATATCATCGACACTGGAAAAATCGTAGAATCTGACAAATCGGACTATCCGATTTGTGTAGACAATAAATGGTACTTCGAGGGCGAGGAAATGAACATCGCTCAGGCGGCAACCAACAACAGAAAGAGCAAGGGTAAGCGATAATGAGAGCATTTTATTCTGACTATGTAAATCACTGCTTGCGTTTTTATGCAAGACACTCTTGCCCTATTTTTCACAGCGAAGCCGACAAGAAAAACTGGAACGCTTGTGACAGTGCCTTGAAAAGTTTTACCGATTCCGACAGGGATATGCTTCTTTCCATCTACACCGAGGGAGACACACTCCCCGACAATGTGTATCAGATGGCAAAGAGTAAAGGTATCAATCAGGACACTATTTGGAAGCTCATTGGTGAACTGGAACGCAAGGTTGCAAAAAGGAGAGGTATTATCTAAGGAGGATTGGCAATGGTCGAGTACAATAATATCCCGGAGGAATTACAAAAACTGAATCA